CCAACGTAGGCACTCTTGCCTTCGTAGACCGTGTCGCGCTGAATCCCTGCCATACGGCAGGAAAACGGCGCAACATGGCCTCTACATGCAAGATGTGAACTCGATCAGAAGCCTCACTCAAATCGAGTGTAGCCAGATCGCCCTCATGACTACCTTGTCTGGCCAGATCCCTATTTGGTTTCTGGTCAGTAAATCCAAGGAAGTTGAAAGCAAGATTCGGTCGGGTATTTCCCGGGACGACCTTACTTTCGAGAAGCTCGACAATTGGACCGAGCAGGGCCTGCTGCATATACTGCATACAGGTTGGCTCGATTGCAATAATTCGAGGAGTTCTCAGCGTTTTAGGTACAGAGATAACCCTTACGGGAATTTCTGCGTCAGGCTCAAGGATTTGAACATGGTCATAGCGATTATTATCTGATCGCCAGTTTAGCATAGCAAATTCCCCATAAGGGAATAAACTTTCTAAGCGGGAGTGCCAGAAAGCCAGATCGAATTTCTGATTTCCAGTCATTCGATCTGCTGTCGCTCCCGGACCATGTTTGGGAAGGATCTCACCAAATTCGATGAGATCATTCATTCGGGAAAGAACATCCCCGAACAAGAGAGTGGAAACTCGCTCAAACGACGAATCGTCAAACGAGTTATGAGATTCCCACTCCCTCAAATCCTCTTCGCATTTTACGTAATCTAGAAAGGCGTCCCGCTCCCTATCATCACTACAGGGAATGAGAATCTTTGCAAACAGCAATGTAAGCTGTCTAATAGCAAAGATGGAATCCAAACTAGGTTCCGTAAACAAGGCACAATCTGAAGGATCGAAGATCTGACGAAGGAAACCTCCTAAGAATAGGGGGAAACCATTCTTCTTCCGGAAACCGGGAAAAGAATCGTCGTCAAGAAGGCCTAACTCAAGACAACGCTCGAATTCCTTCCCAAAGGAAGGGAGCGTTATCGTGAGGAAAGAAAGGCCCTCAGCTTCGGTCCGACTCTCGACCTTCTTATGATCGAGAGCAGTGCTAGTGTGACACCAGCTGGCAAGTTCTTTAGCCAGCTCACGCCAGAGATCCGTCATGCTTTTCATATATTCCCTCTATAGGTAATATATCATGAGCTCAATTAAACGGGTCCCT